ATCGAGATATTTTTGATGATAAAGTAGTTGTTGTAAATATTTGTGAAGATAATTTATTTGGGGGCAGTGTTAGTTTTTTCTATGATGGAAAAATTGAGATTTTAAGAGATGGAGAAATAATTGAATTCAATAATAAAAAGATACATGGAGTGAGAAAAGTTACGTCAGAGAGATGGAGTTTGAGTATTAGAAAAGTATTATTGTAGTATGTGTAGTATAGGGTAGTTTTTCGGACTACCCTTGACAAATAGCCAGTATACAAGCTATAATAATAATGTAGTTTGGTTGGTGTTGTTATGGTTCCTGCTCCTGGTTCTCGCGCCATTGTGGGTCTGGCTCGTTCTTTCCCTGGTTTAGGTGTGTGTGCGGTGCGTCGTTCTTCCCGAGCCTTTTCGGGTTGGGTGTGTGTTTGTTCCTTTGCTTCCTTTGCTGTTGCCCGTGCCTTTGCTGCTCGTGCGGCTTCTGTCTTTTTCGGTCCTGGTACATTCTGCGTAGTGCGGCGTGTTGGCCGTCGCTTTCGGGTTTCTGTTCCCTGCCGTTCACGTCCATCCGTCCTTCTTGCTTTGCGTCCACGTTTTGTCCGGTTTGGGCGTTTTCGGGTTCGCTTCCCTGGTTCTTCTGCTGATGCTGTGGCTGCTGTGGCTGCTGTGGCTGCTGAGCGCTTGTGTGTTCTTTCTGCTTTGCTGCATGGCGTTTCTTCTGTCGGGTTTTCGGGTTCTCGTTCTCCGTCCCCCGCTGCTTTGTCTGCGCTTGCACGTGTTTGTGCGGCTGTTCCTCGTTCTGGTTGTCGCGTGTCGGTAGGGTGCGCCCGTGGTGTGGATGCGGCGGTGCGTGGTGCTTTTGCTGGTTCTCGTTCGCTGTTGGTTTTTTCTGCAGCCGCAAACCGGTTTGCGGCTGCTGGTGTTGCAGGTGCGTTAGCTTCACGCTCAGCGGCTTGTGTTCGGTCTGTTTCTCCTGGTCGTCGTGGTTTGCTTGTTGTTGTTCCATCTGGCGCGTGTCCTGCTGGTGTTCGTCCCAGTCGTTCGTTCTGCGGCTTTGGCTCAGGTTCTTGGGGTTCTGCGGCTTTGGCTGTTGGTTTAGGGCGGCGTGTCGCCGTCTGGCTTCCTGCTGGTGTCGTGCCTCCGTCCTGGCGTAGCTTTGGCTTCTCCTGGTCTTCTCTGGGGTCTGGGTGGTGGTTCTGTTGTCCTCTCCCTACCGCGGTGCAGTTGTCTCTGTTCTAGTTTTGTGGGGCGTGCTGCCCCTCTATTAATTCTTTTGGTAAGACCAACCCAACCTAATCCTATAAAAATATTTTATATATTACCCCTTGACAATTACCTGTATACAGGCTACTATAAATATAGTTTAGGTTAGCTTGTTATGTCACTGACAAAGATTTTTTCTCAGTTTTCCGCGTTCGGTTTCTCAGGATCAAGAAAGTTGCACAGCACCGGCGCTTGTCTAAGAGCAGTAATTTCCGTGCCAAAAGATTCTCGCATACTAGTAGGATGCGCTGATGGCATAGATGCCTATTTCCGTGTAAGTTTTCAACAAGCAGAAATATTTTATGCCCATAAATACGGTACTGGGAAAGGTAGGTTTGCGGCCCGTTCTGTGGCAGTAGTCAAAGCGGTAAAAGCTGCTAATGGTTTGTGGGTTTCCTTTCCGTCGTCTCCCTGCCCAACTGGTTTGCTACCTTCTTCCTATTCCTCGAAGGCATTCTGCGGCAGTGGCTCAGGTTGTTGGGCTTCCCTCGCCTTTGCTCTTGGCTCTAAAGTTCCGTGCTTAATTTTTCTAGGTTCTGTTCCCTGCCCTACTCATTGGGGACTTGCACCCGTGCCTGGGTGGTCCGGCTGGTTTGCTTGTCCTTGCAAATATTCCCCATCAATCACAGCAGCCCAATTACATTCCCAGTTGTCATTGTTCTAATTTTTCTGGCCAGTTTTCCTGGCCTATTCAATCCACCACCAATTAAAATCATGCAAATTAACAGTGATAAATGTTCTAATTTGCTCATTCGTCAGGAACCCACAAGGAGTCCCAGTCCTCACTCGCGTTAGAAACTCAACCACCAGCTACAATCTCACGAATTTTAATCCGAAGAACTTCCCGCCAATTGGGGAGTTCTTTTAATTTAGCTAAATCCTGAGAGTCAATCCTAACCTGAAGATGCCCAAGTAAGGGATTGTCACCCATCGGCTGGATAAAATGCTTATCAAGGTCGGGATTACCACGACGATTCATTACCATTACAGAACCTCACTATCATCAATAACCAGTATATCAATTATTTGAGTAAAAATATTTTTTTATTTACCCCTTGACAAATAGCCAATATACAAGCTATAATATAAGAGTAGATAAGTTCAATCATCAAACAAAGGAGAACATTATGTGGGAAGACAAATATGAATTGGTGAAGGAAGCAAACAAACTAGCCAACAATCTCAATGAACTAGTAGAAGAAACCGGCGAACTAGTAGAGGAATACGAAAAGATAAGCTTTGATATGTGGATTGAATTATTGGGGATTGAGGCGAGAATTAATAGGGTGTTGACGAAAGCATTAGCAAGATGTGAAAGGAGGCAAAAAGCACTAGAACTTGCAAACGCATAGCAATAAATCAGCCGCCTTTGTTGACTCCATTGGCGGCCAATCTAAAACACTTCACCATCAACAAATCAAATGATTAACATCTATTCTATCACAGCAGCCAGCACACTTCTAAACCGCAAAGATATTTTGGTTCTAGAAGTGTGGGCGCATATAATTTTCATAAAATTCAAGAACGGCCAAGGCAGATTCATAGCTAAAAAAGATTTTTGGATCGAGTTCCATCGAAGCCGCAAAGAGCGAGCCAAAGATTTGGTAGTTAATCATTACGGGGAAGATCTATACCAAGTTTCTTCCTCCAAATTAGAACCATATTTTGTATCAGTTGGTGATGATATCCAATGCGAATGCATGGATTTTGCCAACCAGGTAAAATCCAAGTTCAAACATCCAATGTGTAAACATGGATGGGCTTTATTAAATTGGCTTGGTTTTAATTCTTTGTCAGCTTACATTCAAAACCAAAGAGTTAAGGCAGCTTAACTCATCAGCTTCAAGAGCCTGAATTTGCTCATTCGTCGAAGACCCACAAGGAGTCCCACTCCTCACTCGCGTTAGATCCTCACTCAACATTTAACAAAATGGAATCATTAAAACACTGGCTGGAAATAATAACTAAGAACAGACACAATCAAACCTCACCAATTTTGAAATATTACTCACACAAAGAGATCAGCCTAATTGTTAGTTCCCTGATCTCAGAAGAAACCAAATATCCCGACCCTGTCAGATTAAAAATTCATCCGCTACTACGCAGTCTGGGGCAGCGAGGAATTAGCCACAATCACAAATCAAACATTGCAAAATTCATAATCTCAATTATTGATGATTATGAAAAAGATTTACACAATCCAGATTGTTTTTAATCTACTCACCCGCGTCCTAAGCATGACGTTAAAAGGCTTAATTAATAACTCAAATTACAGGACATTAATCATGAGATTACTAAACAAGACCGTTTCCACATTTTCTGATGCTAACTATGTTATTACTGCATTAAATAAAGCGATTAATACAAGTTACCTACCGATTGGTGATAACGTAACTGAAGTTGTATCCAACTTCAGTAAAATACAACTATCGAGGTCATTTAGTGATTGTGGATTTTTTGGACAAGCAGATTTAGAAATGAAATTTAATGAGAAGGAACTTCTCATTAGTTACTCATCTACATCATTAACTAGTGTTGATATCTGTTACAAGTTGAGTAATAACATGGAAGTAAAAGAAATCCAGATTAATGTCTGGATACCAGATGATAGAGCTATGTCTGGAAGGACTCATTATGAGTCCTTAACCCGCGAGTTCTATAGAAACGACTTCTATGATGTAGATTGGACTGCTAAATCAGTTGAATTAGTTCTACCGCTTGACCTAGTGTCATTAAATGATGACTGGTCACTTACGGATAATATTCCCAATTGGGTAGTAGAAGAGATTAGCAATTACAATGCTGTATGGAATGGATATGCCGAGTTATTGGAACTTGGTTATGTTCCAGTTAATAATCTAATAGGATTTAAATTAGTATTTCATAATCCTAGTAGTTATTATCAATATGTTGTAGTTATCGAAAAACTACATGAAATAGATAATAATTATTATTTACTTAAAGATGTAAGTAGTTATCATCGGAGTGAAGGTATTAGCTATCTTAGATTGATTGAGATAATTAAATCTTCTGTTGATAAACAATCACGTAGATCTAAGGTTAGATCTAAGGTTGATGAAGTCATTGAAGATTACGAATATGAAAATGAAATTGAAGTTGACTACGATGACGAAGAATAGATAATCATTGACTTTCAGTTACAGGTAATTAGTACGTCCTAAGCATGACGTTAAAAGGCTTATTCAAATCAACACAACTTAACTTAAAACAATGACAACTGAAACAGAAAAAACCAACTCGACAGCAATTGAATTAAAAGTTTTTGGTAAACTCATGAAAGAAGAAATTAACTTTTTCAAACCCCCCTATAATGTTCGCAACAATTGCCAGGTCGGGCAATGGGCAAAGTCCGAAGATGAGTTCATCAGCAATAGCTTAGACATTGCGATTATCGGGACTAACGAGTTCTACGGGAAGTTAGGTAAGTCATCTGGCAACTGGTTACAAATTTGGTTTGTTGCCGGACCAGATGAAACTAAACTACCCAAGAATGTAGTTTGTGTAACCTACATAAAAACCAGATCAATAGCACAGTTCGGACAAAAAATCATCGAACTAATGTCAAACGGTGAACCAGCAACAGGAATATTTACCGGGTCATTCCTCAAACACTCCAATGATTACGGTAACTACGCCTCAGTTAAATTTGATTGGCGCGAAAGAACGGAAGATGAAAAAGCCCAGTTAGTATTAATTGCTAATTTCCTGGCAACCGCCCCAATCTTAGAAGACACCGGACTCCCGAAAACAATGGTTAAAGTTATCAACAGTGATTACGAAGCCGCTCAAGAAATCTTTAAATGGGTAATGGAAGATGAGGCTAAGAAAAAATAGCCAAGTTTAAATAATTCATCAGCAGGGTTAAACGCCCTGCTTTTCTAATACCAATCACTAACTTATCAACCCATTAAGATAAAAATCATGAGAACATACGACACGCCGATAGGCAAACTGCCGTCGGTCACAACAATTCTAGAATTGACAGAAGATAAGGCAGACAAAGAACGTCTGCGAAAATGGCAGCACAAGCAAGATAAATTATTTGGAGTAAAGCAATCAAAAGCCAATGGTGATGACCGCCTAAAACGCGGAAAAGAAATACACAAAGCAATTGAAAATTTACACAAATTCAATGTAGAGCCTGCGGAAACTTGGATGCACGAAGGAAACGCCCAAAGATGGAAACATTTACAACCCTTCCTAAAATCAATCAAAATCATGGAGTGTGAACGGTTTGTGTGGCATGACTCCGGGTATGCAGGAACGGCTGACTTGATCACAATTATGGATGGACAACCAACTCTACTAGACTGGAAAACTAGCGATCGCATTAAAAAACGCCAGTGGGTTGAGAGGGCGTTTATCCAGACCGCCGCCTATGCAAAAGCCTGGAATTTTTCAGGATTACCAGCCCAAGATTCACCGCCATACCTCAACGACATTACACAGTTAGCAGTTATCGTAATCTCACCTGAAAAACTGCAAATATTCACCGAAGATGATATTAAGAAGTACGAGAAATTATGGGATGAAAGATTACTAAAATTTCAAAAACTTGGTATTATTATTGAGTGAGTAATTATACCCCCGCAGTTTATGGAATAAAGTCAAGGAAGAATACCAAAAAAATAACAGGCTGGGATACAAATGAGCCAATTTTATAAAATGACCCTCACAGACGCAATTGAGCAACACAAAGCAGGATGTATAACGGCTATAGGGTTAGTAAATATTTATTTCCAGATTGAACTAAAGCAAGGATGGAAAAAAAGATACAACCCCAAAGACATCTACACAAAACTGGACATAAGCAAAGCAACATTCTACAGAGCTTTAGCTAAATTACAGGTAGAAAATTACATCAGCTTTGAAATTCACGGAGAAATAACGGTCACAAACACCAATCTCAGAAATAAGACAGAAGTCTTAAATCTAAGACAAGAGTCTCAAGTTTGCGACGAAAGTCTTAAATCTAAGACAGAAGTCTTAAATCTAAGACAAGAGTCTCAAGTTTGCGACAACCAAAGGCTAGAACCAGCACCCAGTACAGCGTCTAGACCCCCTTCAGATTTATATTCAGATTCTTACCAAACTTACCTCATATCTCTCTCAGAGGGAGAGAGAAAAAACTTCTTGAATTTTTGCCAAGAAGAGGCGAAGAAGTTACCTAAACCACCTACATTACCAATGAGGTGGATCGAACGCAACCTAGAGGATTTAAAAGCCAAATGGGAATCTTTTAATAAAGTAAGTGATGAATCCAATAAATTTTCTGTTTGGGCAAATCACCCGCGCTTTGATGAATTATGGCAAGGCGTATGCGAACAGGGCACAACAAGTTACGTTATTCAGAATATACGAGACACCACAATTAAAGATTTTTGTAAGTTCTGCCACGAGTCAAAAGAAATCATGGAGGAAATCTTGTCATGCTTAAATTCTCATTAGCACCAGCACCAGCACCAGCAAAAGCGTACAAGCTGGAAGATTTACAGCCAGATGTTAAATGCCATTGTTGTAACGACACCGGGAAAATTCAACCCCAGTTAATCAAAATGGCCATCCCTGCTTATAATCCCGAAACCGATAAGCAGCCAATCTGTCAGCGGATGCAGTGCGGATTAGGGCTGAAGTTTATCACCCTGATTGAATTAGACGTGATGGATATGCGTTTTAACCATGATATGTGTGAAGAATTGCACCAAATAGGGAAAAACGAAAAAATTGAAACTCAGGAAAAACCCAATAATGTTATCAGCTATCAAGAATTAATCAAAAAACGCACCCTTAAAAAATCCCAAATTTACGACGGAATCGCCGAAGCTAGGGCATGGGAAAAAATGAGCAAAGGCGCGGCATGGTATGACTGATTTAATTGCATTGGCACAAGAATACAAATCTTTAAATCTTCCCCCGTGTCATCAGGTGTGATGAAAATACATCACATTAAAAAGAGGCCTTTAGCCTCTTTTTTTTAGATACCTTAAACCCACGTTACCATTTAACTTTATCCGCCCAATATGCCGCGCTCATTTTACCTTTGGCAATATTTTTAGCATGACGGGCTTTGAAAGATTTTCGTTTCAATTTAGTAGCTTCGGACTCTCCCTTTTTAGGTTTACCCGCAGTTTTTGCACCCTGTTCACCAAATCTAATAATCTTTTCAACTCCAGAATCGCAAGCCTTAACGACATGAGATTTTTTAGAATGAGTAGGTGTAGCTTTCGGCTTATTACAAGGCATATCCTTTTTACTTAATTTAGATTTAGCCATAAATCAACTGTCTAATTTTTCCAAAACGAGAGAAACATCTCTCCTGATTAAAGCTAAATCACCAGTATTCCGAACAACATAAACATTAAAATCAGATTGTAGTTTATCAATTTTTGAATGTATAGTTGTCTCAATCTTGACAAGCCGATAAAAACCCGAGGCAATCGCCATTAAAGTTAATAAAAGTTGCAAATGAGAATCATCAAATTTCATTTTACCCCTCATTATTGACACCATCACCATCAGTCACACCATCACCATCAGTCACAGCATCACCAGAAACAAGATCAGAGACTAAAGTTTTCCTGAATTTCTTGGATTTCTTAACATAAATCTGATGAATCCCAGGATCAAAATCACGCTCATTAATAATGGTGTAATCGTCCCCATCTTGAATTTTTACAGTTGAAATTGCAGCCATAATTTATTACCCCAGTATCCTAACCGCACATTCAGGGCGAGCGAGGGTGGAACCCCACAAGCAAGAAAACTCGGCGACAGTCTGTTTATACTGCCGAGTAATTTCTAAGCACAAAGTTAAGCCAGAAACAGGATCAGGTATTTGACGAATCTGAGAGCCGCCCTCTAAAGTCACATCATCCAAAGGCTTACTAGCAAAAGCGATCGCTTGTTTGTGAAGTGCCAAACCCGCAACATCGTGAGAAGCCACAAAGGTTACAACCGCATTGTCAGCCCATGCAACCTTAGCCGAAGGATCAAAGCTTACAGACGCTAAAGCATTACTAGAAGCTGTAACGTTAGCAGTAACAGTATATTGTTGAGTATCGCCAGCGACAGTAAACAAATCACCAACTACGAGAGTACCAGTTAAACTTGTATCATCCATAGGAACAGATGTATCACCAACAACAACAGAAGCGTCATTGATTTTGGCTAGTTTGCCTGTACCATTACTAAGAGTTCCACCAGTGAAAGTTGGTAAATATCCATCCACATCCCAGTCAAATCCCAAAGCCCGCTTAATAATACCCTCTCTCAATGTTTCTCTATCACCTTTTTGTAAATATTGCTGGAAAAGTGAAAGCCCAATAGCGTTAGCATCAGCATCAAAATTGAGAATAACAGCCCGATTCTCCATAGGCACGCCAGCCTTATTCAATAATTTTCTAGCACTTTGGACAACAGAAGTATTAGATGCAAAAGGAGTAGTACCAGCAGTACCAGCGTACTGGTAAATGCCTTTGTAATTCGCCATCACGGAGCGAATAATATTACCGGACAAAACATCAATAGCACCGCTAAACTCATCTGACATCGTACCGGCAGAGAGCTTAGAAACCTCAAAATCTGTTAGTGAAAAATTTACCTTTTTCCAATTGCTCAAGGTAACAGAAGCATAACGAGGAGTAATGTCAGAAGGTGCAGGTGGAGTATTCGATGGTACTACATCAGTAACGTCAGAATCAGACCGTTGAGAAGGAATTGGAACAACAACAGTATCACCCCTAAAACTGTTATCCATTACCTCCTTCTCGTAAGTTGTCACGTAACGAAGTAATGCAGTTTGGCGACGTAGAGCCTTTAGCCCCATTGCATAAATCCGATCAACTAAGAGAGAGTTAATAGTATTTGCCATTGTTCAAAATCTTAAAAAGTGTGCAAGGCATCGCGCCGCCAGGTATCGCACCTTAGCAATCTAAGTATAAACTATTTTTATTTAGCGTCAAATAATAAAGTGGCACGTCTAAGGAGAAATGCCACCAATAAATATAATTTTCAAATATATTGCAGGAGTAGCGGAAAAGGTGCAACCGCTGCAAAAATATTATCGCTCAACAGACACCGAACCGTCAATAATTCCATCCAAATTGTCAAGAAACTGTTGATTATTGGAAGAATCAATTACAGATTTACGATTACCTGAAGAATTAGAACGACTACCACCAATACCAGAGCCAGAAGTTTTTGGGGCATCAAACAATTCAGGATATTGCGATCGCTGATTTTCTAGCCACTCCTTCACAGTCTTGCCATCAACAGTTTTTACCACACCATCCTGTACAGTAAATTCATGCTTGTGAGCATCAAGCAATAAACCCTGATATTTAGAATTTAACTGAATTTCCCCCGCAGTTTTTAAAAACTCAGATTCAATTTTTGAAGATGTAATAATCTTCTCAAGTGCTAATTTCTCCCCCCTTAATTGGTCCAAGCTCTGAGTATGTTCTTCCTCCTTAGTTTGTAGCTTAGTTTTATACTCCTGAATCTCCCCTGCTAAAATATCCCCGGCTTCAGCTTTACCCTTTAAATCCTTCAATTGCTGTTCTAATTTTTTCCGTTCCTCGCGCTCTTTTCTGAGTGCCTCCAACCCAGTATCACCCAATGGTGTAGAAGGGGGTAAATTATCATCACTAGAGTTTAATGTATCTGTCATCTGCTTTTAATTCCTGTTCAAGGTTAAAGTCATTATCAAATAATTTTAACTTATCAAGAGCCTTTAAAGTAGTCTCACGACCAATCACGCCATCAGTAAATAAACCCCGCAACGCAATTGCAACTTGTTCTTTTTTAGGAGCATCAGAAGCGGCTAATAATTTAGTATCAAGAACAATTGTAACCTGACAATCACAATTAATCATCTGATTATGAATAGCAATCGCCTGATTAATGCCATCTGAAAAATTAGCAGTAAAACTCGCTAAACTAGCCTCTACTGGAGAAGCTAACAAATAAGTCGCCGCACTGGTTTGACGATCAGATGGCGAAGTTAAAAAATTCGCAGCATCATTGCTAATACTGGCTCTCAAATCATTCAAATCTTTTCGACTCTGTTCCAAGCTCATGGCTAATGGCTCAACCCATTGGAAACTTCCGTTAGGATCACGTAAATTAATAAAACTATTTGGGCCAATTTCCAAAGGTTCATCACCTCTCATCGAATCCTTAAGAACCGGCACCGGCTGACAACATAGCGAAACCTTGCGATTATGATCAGACGTTAGTTGATAAAGAACTCTATTCTTATCAGCTAAACCCCTAAGTGGTGGAACGCTAACGCAATCATCCAAACGAGAACCGCCAAATACAGGAACAATGGGAACATAAGCGTATTCAGAAATAAAATCACCAGAAGAATATAAAACAAACTTGTTATCAGTTTTGTTATCAGTCTTATTTTCAGCTTTATTATCAACCTCCCTATAAATAAAATAAGACCCAGGACGATAAACCCGATATTGATTAATTTTCTGATAACCAAACTCGCCAAGTCTTACATAAATTTCTTCCTTAATAACTGCCAGAGTAAAAACCAGCTTATTATCAATAAATTCACACTCCCAATTAATTAAATTTTGCGGGGAAATCAAAGACCAGTAAGGACGAGGTGATAATTCTGAGTATTCTTGATAATTTTTAGCATTAATAACAGGTAAATCAATAAATATAAAACAATGACCCAAACGCATCGCCATTAAAGCAACTTGTCTAAAAAATACATCTCCATTAACACCATGATTATCTAAATTCTCGTAATGAGAAATAAACTCACTACCATCAAAATCAGAAGTAAAATTAACATCATTCTTAAATATCAAACCTACAAATTGTCTAATAGCCTTAGCGAATAAATCATCATAGTAACTTTGATTAATCCTACTCTGCCAATTCTCAAACGATTCCGCAGCATGGCGGGGAAGGTACAAAGCAGTTTTGTCAGTAGGTTTAAACCCTGTTTTTGCTAATTCAAGCCATCTGTCTGATCCAAAATATAAATCATCCAAATAATCCCATAAATTAATACTGTCAATATAATCAGGATGAAGGCTGCTAACAGAATTGTCATGATTGATACTTTCCATAATTGCTAAAAATCAAAAATTTTGTGTGTGTAACTTCGACATAAGAGAAACCTATAAATGGGGGTATAGGGGTAGTTTATTTTAAATTTGTATTTTGTATTTTGTATTTTGTAATTTGTACTATTATATTCTATATTATTTACTTTGTTATAATTTATATTATTATTTTATGTTGCGCGAAATTCTAAAGCGTGAAATTCTAAAGAGCGATCGCACAACATCACATCACAGCTTTTTCTTTTTGCTTGCAGACTTCTTGCCACGCGAGCGTTTATCACCAGGCATATCTTTAGAACTACCACGGTTTTCCGACTGCGGCTTAGGTTTAATTCCCTCCTTAGTATGACTCATATCCATCTTATCGCCGTTGCCATACGTACCTAAGGTGCGATTAATTTTATTTAATTCAGTTCTTTTTTTTACTTGATCAGGCTTTTTATTAAACTCAGTATCATACTTTTTTTTAGCAGCTTTAGCTTTAGAATTTGAGTTGTAATACTTTGCAGACTTACCCATAACTACCTCCTGAAATTTAGCGAGCGCTCACTATCACTATCATCAAGAACGAACAACACGAGAACCAGTAGAAACAATAGAAACACCCAAAGCAATGGAAAGCTTAGACCTCCATCTATTATACTGATTATCAATTTCTGATATGATTTGACCTTGAAAGAAGACCGTACCATCTGGCTTAACTTGAATGCCAGCGTTAGCAGCAGTGCTAGAATTTAATTGTGTCTCTAAAGTGTCAAGCTGCGTGATGATCGCAGCAACCCTAGTTTCACTATCACCAGATAAATTGGCGATCGCATCTAACTTACCGCCAATGTAACCCAAAGACCAAGAATCAACAGTATAACCAAGATGCCCTATAGCTTTAGATTTTTGAGCATTAGTAAAAGCCATAATATTTTTATTTAAACATGACTATTATATTAACAAATGAACAAATTAAATTAATCGAAAAAGCAGCAGGATTAGGATTAAATCTTGATGATATTTCCTATTTAATAGGCACAAGTCCCAGAACATTAGACAGGCGACTCGCAGACAACGAAAAAGCACGCGAAGCATATAACGCCGGACGAGCAAAAGCTAAATTAAAAGTATCAGAAAAATTATTTGATTTAATTGAGCGCGGAGAACCATCGGCAATATTCTTCTATCTCAAATGCCAGGCGGGATGGAGGGAAAAAGATAAAGCCGAAGAAAACAATAATAAAGCAGAAATTAAAATATATTTACCAGAGAAAGAATAATTATTTCTTCTTCTTTTTTTTAACACAATCACTATTTTTCATGCCGTCAGATATCTTCTTTTTCTGTTCGGCTGTTTTTTTCTTGCCAGTAGCACCTTTAGAAATAGCAGCGCGCTGCTTCTCTGACATTTTACCCTTATCTTGATTCTTCCCACAAGCCATAAATACCTACCAATAAATAATAGCCACTAATTAATCATACCAACCAGCAGGAGGATAACCTTCTTCTATAATATAACTAGATGATATAAATGTATATGAAGCGCCGCCGCCGTGAGTATCAGAATTACCAAAAGAGTTATTACAAAAATTATAACCTAAATAATATTGTTGACCATAAGCACGAGTAACGACTGGACCAGATGGACTAACAGAAATAGATTGAATTGGAGCATACACGTAAGCAGTATGAGTTAAAGTAACAATCTGGTCAGTAAAATTGTTCCGATAAACAGTATTAAAAGAAATTTTTAATCTAGTACAAGGGGAAAAATCTCCATAATTAGGAGGATCATCACCAACCTCACCGCAAGAAGCCCCCGGCGGACAGATAAAACAATCATCATTTCTATCTTTATTGTAATTAGCTAAAGTGTCATCTATAAAATCAACTTTTTCCTTGATCAAAACAGCAATAATGTGTTTGCAAGGATAAAATAAACCCGCCCTTGAAAATGTCCAATCCCTTCCGTAATCTTCAGTGGCAGTAGCATCAGGACAACTACATTTAATTTCTCTAGGCTGAACTCTATCTTTCCCAGGGTAACAAATCTTGCCAAAATCAGAAGTGTCAGGAGGGAACTTCTTAGCCTCAACAATCCAACCTTGAGATCGACTGCGAAGAGTGCGACTTAAAATAGGCAAAACACGCCATTTTTTATCACCAATACGCACAACAGTATGATCAGAAATTCCCTTCTCAATTCTGCGAAGATAAGAATAATACAAATTTCTGGCGTGTTGACTATATCTAGACATAGTAAACTAAATTAACTAATTAACTCTTCAACATCACTAACTAAAATAACTCCATATCCTGCCAACTCAGCAGGACTTATCAATATTTGCTCTTGATAGCTAGGGTCTAATTGAGTTCTTTGAAGTAAGGCTATGATGGCATCAAAACTTGGTTGGCTTAGTTTGCCACCACGTTTTAATGTTGTTAAGTTGCCAACAATCCAATCAGGTCGATTTTGGGTAATAGCATCTAATATCCTTAAATAGACTGGACTTTCAGCTATAGCTAAGACTTCACTATCTGTCACTATGGTAGATACTTCTTCTACTGTAGGTACAACAGATACTTGTCCTATTGGCACTGGATTATCTACTAATACTTTATCATTGAGGTATGAAGTTAATTCCCTAGCAGATAGTTGAGGGAATTGTGCAATTTGAGAAAGCAGCCATTCTTGTTTTGTCATGGTTATGCAATTGCTGTATTGTAGGTATTAATAAGCGTAGTTATACGAGTATCCAGTAAGGCGAGGTTTAGGGATTCACCAATAGAGTAGAAAGCTAGGCAGGAGTCATCAAAGGCACTTGCTATACCACCGTTGTTGCCCGGATTCCCATCGCTACTAGCAAAGACAAATAAAGTCGGTGTTGAGGGCGCAGTCGATACTTGAGACGCAGTAACAGTTGAATTACTATTTCGTATGCTAATTGTACCCGAGTTAGCTCGGGACGTACCAATTAAACCATCTGCTCTATTTGCTGTATGCGCTACAGGTGCATTTGTCGATTGGCAGCGAACAGTTAGCAACCCTGAGTTAATAGACGTAGATGCAAACAATGCTTTTTCGTTGAAGCCGTTTATTTGCCTGCCTAGCGGTACTTTTACCGCTGCCGTAGTTGCACCAAAAGCTGTGCCATAGACACTTATGTGACAACTGTCCTGTGGGTCAGCATTGTTGTTCCGGTTGCTGTCCAGATATTTAGTAGTTCCGTCCCCAACCAACCCTGTCTTACGGTTGTAATCCCCGCTAACAAAATTAAAATTAGTTGGTGCAGTACCAGCAAGCGGAACTAAAGCACCAGCCAGCGTTCTAGCCCCTGCCAATATACATGATGCTTTAATTGCACTCCAGATGCCATCAGCTTTACAACCCACTACAAAGTTATTGATAGCTATTTTGACACCTTCTTCAAGTGGCGCACCATCAGTAGCTTCTACCGCAGTTATGTAGGTTTGTGCATCAGTGTCAAATCTCTTGCTCAATACCACCATTCTAGTAGAAGTCCTCAT